CGCTTGAACATTCGTTTCCATATGAAATAGAAATAGTGACAGAGATAATCATTCATTATTTATCTCCGGCGCGTCAGGCTTAATAAATTCAGCCCAAGCCAATATTTTTTCATTTTCTTCCAATAAATCAATCCAATCTGAATAATCAGGATGTGAATATTCTCTTGCCCAACCGACTATATTTATCCAATCGTAGTGATCGTCTGATATTGCCCAGTCAGGTAAATCGTCGTGCCATTCATATTCATGTTTTCCTGTTGGAGTTGGTTTATTAACATAAATTAACGTTGAAACATAAAAATGATGTTTAACAGGGTCACAAACAAGTTCGTATTTATTTGTTTCTTCGTTGTAAAGATAATAATCTTTTTTCACAGTTCGTTTAACATAAGCCCAATATTTTTTCTCTTCACCAATATTAATTTTAGGATGTCCTGTAAAATTCCAGTCAATATTAAGCATTGATTCAATTTTTTCTATTACTTGTCCGAGCGAACCTGAATCATTTTCTGCTTTAATACCGGCCGCATTAGCTATAGCAGCAAGACCCTTGCAAGAGTCATAAAACATTTCTTTATAGCTATCGCGTTCTTTACGAAGAAACTTCAATTTATCAGCAATCTCATTCAAAATTAAATAATCGTCACAACTTGCTACTCTTGCTAATTCGTGACATGCGGATATTAAAGATTCTGTATTTTTAGTCATGATAATTACCTCTTTTTAACAATCATATTTTCACAAATTTCTTTAGCTCGATGACAAGTGTCAATATCGAACCATCCAAAGTGGCATTCACATTTATTAATTCCCAATTTTCTTGCTAGCCATTTATACGCATCCGTACGCGTTAATTTCCCCGACTGCCAGATTTCTTCAAAATAACGCTTGCTACTTAGTCGAGCGTTCCGAGTTGCTTTATCTGCCAATGTGCCGAGCGGAATATCTGTAAACGGGTGCATGCCCACATACGCGCTACACGATGTGCAGATATATAGCCACGGCCATTTACTGTGGATTTTGCCAAATATCTTTTCATGATGAGCTATTGTTACATGTCCATTACAGTAGTGACATGCTGTGGGAATTGGTAATGGGTCTTTAACCCGCTGAATAGCTCTTGTGTCAGGGTTCCAGGGTGTTCTTTTCATATAAAACCCCTCTGTTTAATTAATATAATTTCCTACATATTGATTATCCATCTCAGACAATAATTTAGTTCTCAACTCCGTAAGAATCTGTCGCTCTTCATGCGTACTACATGAAGTAAATGCAGTGGAATATTCAACATGATGCTTATTTAAGTCTTCATTAAACGAGATAAAAATTTCTAACTTCACAGCCATAAATCACCTCACTTAAATTGATTGATTTTTACATCTTTCAGGATTTCCGAGAATAAATACACTATGAGTAAAATCGTCTAACTTTTCTTTTTTCTCGACTTCTCTTTTTTCCTTTTTTCTCTTTTTATCTTTATGTCTTTGGCATTCAGTACAGCTACCATTTGAAACGTATCTTAGCGTGTGCCCTCGCGGGCACGGATCGCCTTTAAATTTTTCACCATATATCATAACTATCCTTACATTTATTGTCTTAGATGAACTCTAAAACGGAATGTCGTCATCAAAATCTATTGGTGGCTCATTGCTTTGTGGAGCGGAGGATTGAGCTGGACGCGAAGGAGCGCCACCACCGCTGAACTGCTGAGATTGTTGCTGTGGTTGTGGCTGCTGTGGTGCTCCCCAAAATTGAGATTGTTGTTGCCCTGAATATTGCTGTTGTGGCTGCTGCTGCCCCTGCACATTGCCGCCAAAATCCAATTTTTCGACAATAATTACCGCCGCTGATCGCTTGGTTCCGTCCTGCGCCGTCCATTCTTCCATGAGAAATTCACCCGTCACTACGACCTTGATCCCTTTAGTTAAGTACTGGGGCAGCTTTTCAGCCTTAGCCCCAAACATCTTGCAGACTACCCATGATGTCTTTTCGTGCTCCCCATAGCCTTGTTTAACTGGTAGAGAAAAAGAGGCGATCGGCTTCCCTGCCGGAGTCCATCTTTGCTCACAGTCCCTACCCAAATTTCCACTAACTGTGATTATATTGATTGCCATTTATGCCGCCTCATTTTGCTCAAGTTCTGATTTTTTCAGCTCATAGGCTTCTTGAGCTTTTATTTGCTCCGGTGTATCCCTGAGTGACTTATAAGCTTCGGCGAATGCGGCCTTGAGCTCCTTCATATTTTCCGCTTTACTTGCAAAATCAGTGAAGTGAGCCAGGTCTATCTCAGCTTTACTTCTTCCATCATTTAGCCAATCCATTAACCGCTTACCCGTATTTTCATCAATAACAGTGAAATCGGCATTACTGAATAGCCCGGTTCTGTCCTTGCTTGCTGTTGCTGTATGAGTCCCATGATTCAAATCTAGAACTGTAGTGAATTCATATTCAACCCCGTCGCGCTGCTCTGATTTCATACCCAGCTTATCAACCCGTTTTTTCCCATTGCCATTATCAACCTGGGCTGTTTCTGTTTTACTGCGCATTGTTGCGATAATATTCATATCTGAACGAAGAATAGAGTCGAGAAATTTATTGTGGCGCGGGGTGATGTCGCTCCATGCTGACCAAGTGTTTCCGCGATATTTGGCTTTCGCAAGACTATCCAGCATTTCAAGACAGCCTCCAGTGCCACTCCATTCATGTGTAATACTGTCGATTATCAGATTATTGTAGCCGGCATCCTGTGCAGCGCCGATTGCTTCAATAAATCGCTCCGGGGTAAATGGCGGACTTAATTCCAGAACATCAAAGTTGAATCGATCAGAGTACAGCGATGCACTTCCTTTCTCAGTATCAATAACAGCTGTTGTGCCGCCAAGTCCTTTTGCGATTGTTAATGCTCCGTATGTTTTACCCGAACCGCTCGGCCCCGTTAAGGCCAGCCGCAGTTTGGCCTGTTTTCTCATTGCTTTTGCAAATTTCATTATTATCTCCGATAAAAAACCGCCTAACTGACGGTCTGAAATGTCATTCTCTTGTGAATAGTCCTGACTCGCTCAACATCACCTTCGCAATATTTAGCGACTGTTGAGATTTTCCCGTCCCGGACAAAATCCCATACTTTACTACCGTCAATATCCTCGCCCGTTTCAGAGCCTTTCTGCGGCAAGCTAAGAACATGGCATAACTTATCAAGCGACACTCTGTCGCCGTGCCCGGCCCAAGCTGTCATTGTATCGAACACTTGTTTATCCCAAGGTCTCGCTCCGAATGGGATAAATCTTGGAGGGCTAATGCCGAGTACAACAGCGCGTTGAAACATAAATCTCAAATCAAAGCCAGCTATATTGTGACCAATGAAGACCGGGGGTATCCCGCGCGACGGGTCGTAATTGCTTTCGAGATAATGAAATAAGTCAGTAATAATTGCAGATTCTGAATTTTCCCAGTTCTCATCAAAAAACGTCACAACAGGCTCATTGTTAATTGCTACACTGACACAGCAAATTTGACCGAACCCGCCGTCGAAGCTAGTTTTTCGCCAGTCCTCTTCCGCAACTCTTTCTCTGTTCTCAGCAAGCCATTCGTCAATACTTTCTTGTTTTTTAAAGTTACCCGGTGCTTTCACATTATCGAGAAAAGATTTTTTAACTGATTCGCTCTGAGATGGGATTGTTTCAATATCAATATAAATATTCATTTTGTTTCCTGTAATTAAGTAAAGTCGCCGTTAAGTTCAATAAAGCTAATCGGCATATTCATATCCAATCCTTGGATAGAGCGCTTATATTCAATCTCCATGTGCTCGATAATTTCTTTATCTGAATAGCCGATTTTTTTATAGAATTCCGTTTCTTTGCTTTTTTCCTGATGTTGATGAGAGTTCATTTTACAAAGCCTCGATTTTGTAACCCTTATTTTTGAAATACTCTTTTACTTCGTTGAAACAAAGATTAGTTGAATTAAGTACTTCCTCGGAATTTCCACGTATAACAACATTTCCGGTTATTTCGATTTCATTTACTTTGCTAGTGTGATTGACTTTAAATGAGTCACAGTTGACTATAAGCATAATTACCTCAAAAAAATTAGAATTAATGTCGAGAAGAGAATTAAACAAGCGGGAAATAACATAGCAAAGAGCCATTCTTTAATCATACGCATAACTTAATCTTAAGCAATACATAGACATAAGCCATATTAGCGGGCTGTTTGTGTTTATTGCCATATTAGCTCCTGATTGAGCCACATCAAAAATATGTTTGTTTATTTTCATAATTAATAGATTATTTTTAAGTGAGTCATATTTCCAGAAGCGATAACTTTGATGCAATTCTTCGCGTACTTTTCTGGAATTCCGTATTTTATTAACCCTTGCAGAGATTCATTGTTAATACGTTTACGATGTTCAATGTCAGCCATACGACGAATTTCTTCATCTTTCTGACGCTGAATTTCAGCAAGACGGGACCGTTCAGCGGCTTCTGCTTTGCGCCGCTCAGCATCAATTGCAGCTTGTTTTTCACGCTCAGCACGCTCTAGGGCTTCAAATTTTTCACGTTCTGCACGCTCCGCTGCCGCCTTGGCTTCAGCTTCTCGTCGTGCTGCGGCTTCGATTTCTGCCAACGCTTTACGCTCAGCATCGATACGAGCCTGCTCTGCTGCCTGCTGCTTAATTTCTTCCTCGCGAGCAATACGAAGACGTTCATGTTCGGCTTTCTTTTCTGCCAAATCTCTATCGAATTTTTCATTCATTAACAGAGCGATTTCATGATCGACTTCAACTTGTTTTGCAAGTTCCGCAGCTGCTATTCGAGCATCTTCTTCGCGCTTAATACGCTCTTGTTCTGCTTCCCAGTCAGTCAAAGGCTTACGAACTTCATCACGTAGCTCATTGCATGCATCAACAAAGCGCTTAATTTCTTGCTCTGCTGGTCTTACAGCTTCTTTGAGTCGCTTAAGATACTCGCGACCCGGTTTTTCTATTGCTGTTTTGCTACGTGAAACCTGTGCAGCTAATGACGCGATTCTGTCACGACCTTTTTTTGTTGTTAAATCTGGAACTTCATTTACTGATTCTCGAATTTTATTTAAAAATCCGTCAAGCCCGTTTGAGATATACAGAGCCGGGGCCTGTTCTGGTTTTATATCGATAACAATCAATTCATTTTTATCTGACATTGTTTAGTCCTCATTAAGTGTTATTACCCCGACATTCCTTCAACTTTTGCCGGAAAAGTCAAATAATAGTTAAATTCAGCCCCGACTTCTTCAATGCAAACCGGGTAGTCAAGATTAGTTTTATGTTGAAGTTCATTTATCTCTTTAGTCTTTGTTAAATCATAAACAGATAAGTCATTATCTCCAATTGTATAAAATCCAAGTCTTTCCGACGGACATTCATCTAAAACTTTTTGCAATTTATTAAGCCATATTTTTTCTTCACTGTTTAATTTACTCATTAATTTCTCCGTTAATAATTAGCATCCCTGCCAGTTAATTAAAAGTTAATCCATTGCCGCGCGTTATTTCTATTTCTCCACGCGAGAGAAACATACATTTTGCGCATTTCAGAACCGCGACGATAGATTTTAGCTTCTGATAAATAGCGAGCTTGTTCAGCTTTACACTCAGTTGAAAATTTCATTTTTGATTTCATTTTTAATCCTCTAATTCGTCTGGATAGCTCATCCAACAGTCGAGTCTAATAAATCTATTATCAGATTCGATAACAACATTTTCGGGTTCAACTGTTAGCCATCCGCCGTTAAACTCATCTGGAATTTCTAGTTCACGGCTCTCCCAATCTTCGAAGTGTTCTTTTAGCAGTTCAATTAGTTCTGCTATTGTCATGATAGTGCACTCATATTATTGACGTTCGCTTTCAATCCAAAATTCAACCCATTGCTTAGCGCTATCTATTCCCCAAAGATTGGCGGCAGCGTTTTTATTTGCATGTTCGGCAGTAGATTCAGATTCTGAAAAAGAGATATATAAGCCATTATCAGTGAATATATCTTGAACTTCTTGTGATGTGATTGTGTTCATTGTTTAATCCTATAGTTAATTGATAGTTGGCTTCCCTGCCTATATATCCATATTTTCCCAAGCGTGGCGAAATGAATTCACGCAATCAGTCCTGAAATTATTTTTTCAGACATTTGTTTTGCTTCATTTAATTTATTCAATCTCTCAGTTAGCTCTATTTTTTTACTATTTAGAGCATCAATGAGAAATTCTTTGTCAGCTGGAGCGTTAACACATAAATTACCCAGTACAGATATACACAATTCATTCGCTTTGTAAGGAATCACCTGCTCTATACGTTTGATATCATTCCTTGTATCACGTATTTCGCTTAATAACTTTTCAAGTTCCACTTTTATTCTCCTATGATTAACTCACCACAGCCCACTCAATCTATAAATGAGCTGGAATTAGTTAATTGAAATAAACTTCAATTCGGCATATCTGGCACACTGTTAATTCATTTTCAATAACGCATTTCTCTGCTTCTTCCATTGTGTTGAAAGAATGAGCGAATTTGATATCCTCAGTTTGTTCGCCTTCGTACTCTACATATTTCCCAGCGACAACATAAAATGATTTTTTCATAATTAATGCCTCATATTATCTAACTGAATAAAGCCAAGCATCTTGCAAACAGCGACTACCCGTAATTTCCGGCTTATCATTACTCTTTAAAGCAATAATCAGATTTGCAATGACATCAGTTTCATCGACTGGCTTAATAATTGAATCGATAATTTCATCAACTGAACGACTTCTGGGTTTTGCTTCATACTCAGCGCGTTTTTTATCCCAAAAAGCCATTTGTTTTGCCAGGCGACGAGACTTTGCATTGTCTTTTTTGGGCTTAACAGTGACAGTTGGTTTAATTTCGCTGTCTGCCAGACTCTTAAGAGTGAGAACAGGACGGTTTGAAGTAGCCATATTTTTTTGCCTCCTCAGTAAGTTTTAGTTGTGGACTTCCACACCAAAACCTACTCGTGGGGTTGCTCTAACACTTATTCAGAGCGATTAATCGTCATATTGTTAAAGAGCGGAACTTCCTTTTAGTTAGTTCTTGAATCCCATCATGCGAAGCCAGCTATTTAGTTCTTTGCGGCTTTTGAAAACTGTAGTGCATAATTTGCCGCCATCTTCACATGACCAGTCGTGATACACCTGTACGTTTGGTGCATACTGTGTAACTCTTCCGCTGTTGCGGTTTTGTACGAGATATTGCTTACCCGTGAATTTATCTACGTACATTGTTGCGTTGTCGTAGTATGTGTTGTTGTAGTATGCTTTGTTGTTGTATGTGTAGCTGTAGTATGCGCCGTTGTGGTAT